GAACTTCTTCTGCGGTTTCATAAGAGCCTAAATTTCTATGGCTATTTTTCCACCATATACTGCACGAAAATTTTTTATGGCTTTTATATACACCATTTATTCCTACTTTATTATTATTCCTGTCTTTATTGCAATTATTTAGATTTGAAAGTAGTTGCAAGTTGTGGTTGAAATTATTTGTTTTAACATTGTCTCTATGATCAACTATAACCTCTACGGTTCCGTTTGTAAAATGATTTAGAAAAACCCACCCCATAAGATGATGAATTTTATAATTAACCTTAACACCCTCTTTGCTTAATTTGACTTTTAAATACCCGTCCGAATGAAAGCATTGCGCTAATATTTTTTCACGAACTCTTTGAAGTTTTGAATGGTTCTTTTGAAATCTTTCTAAACTTTTTACTCTGCCGATGGTTGATATTTTATAAAGATTTTCATAAAAAGGAATGTCAAACCATTCTTCATAACAAACCAACCCTTTGTCGTTTACATAAAATAAGCTTTTTAATGTTTGTTTTTTGTAATAATCTATCATTTTTATTAAATATAAAACCCTCAATTTGGGTCAGGCAGGACTTACTTTTGAGGGTATTTACAATAATGTCTTTCTTTTGATTAAACCTGCCTGAATAATCATAAGGCAAATTTAGTAATTATTTTTGTAAATTTGTTTATTGTAATTAAAATTTAAATGAAAGATTTATCAAAAGATGTTGAGTACGCCATTGCAAACTGTATTGACGTTTTAAACTTTGATGTAGATATTGTAGAAGTAAAAAGCGAAAAACTACAAGCCGTAATGTCTTCTAAAATTGATACGTTTGCTTCAGCTAAAGAGCTTATTCTTACTTGGCAAAACTCATTAAATGCTCCCAAAGAAACAAAACTTAGAAAATATGTTCAGGATTTAGTAGACGCTGGGGAAAGCGCTATTGAAGTTTTAAGATTTGCACTAAGGAAAGATATTGATCCAAATGAAGTAGACCCTGAAAACCACGGAAAATCAGCAAAAGCAAAACCTTTAATTTTTAAAGCAATATCTGAAATAAACTCAGGTGTTTTACAATTAAGATTACAATTAGACGCTGATAAAATAGATTTAAAATCAAGAGAGTTTTCTAGGGGATTTGTAGAAAAATTTGCTAATCAAGAATTTTTTCCTGCTAAAGACTATCATAAAGAATGGTATGACGAAGCAACAGATTCCGTTATGATTTGTCCATTAGGAACTAAAGGTAGGGTTATTACACTTGACGGCTTAAATATAATGCTTCCAAAAGTCCCTCCTAAAAAAGAAATATTATTTTCAAACTTGCCAAAAGAAGAACAATATTGGCGACGAACCGATTTGCCAAGCGGACTTACTCCAGACAATGAAGATATGTATGTGAATTACATAATGAAAGAATTTGAAAGGAGAAGAACCGGCGTATGGTTTATGAATAATGGAGAGCCTGTTTACCTTACTCCAGCACACTATTTAGCGATGCAATGGGTAAAAATGCTTGACGACGGAAATTTTATGGGGTTCCGTTATGCTCAATTGGATATGTTTTATTTCACAAGGGCGTGTGCAATTGATGCGCGCTGTCTTGGAGAAATCTTTTGTAAGTCTAGAAGAACGGGGTTCACTTACCAAATTATTTGCGAATTTATAAATGATGGAACCATAACCAACAATTCAAAATTAGGGATTATATCTAAAACCGGTATTGATGCTCAAGAAGCATTTTTAAAACTGACTTATGGAATTCAAAATCTGCCGTTTTTTTTCATTCCGGTAATTAAAGGAAAAATTGATAGTAAAACAGAAGTTGAGTTCTCAAAACCTTCAGACTCAAGTAAAATTGCTAAAAAGAAAAAAGACAATAGCACCGATGATTATTTGAATACCATTTTTAATTGGAGAAACACAACCGAGTCAAGTTATGACGGACAAAAAATGTTCAGATTGTTAATTGATGAAGCAAGTAAACCATTACCTCCATTTAATTTAATAACATATTGGGGGCGGGTATCTCCAACTATTAATAACGGAGGACGTATAGTGGGAAAAATATACGTTGGATCGACGGTCAACCCTTTCTCAAAAGGGGGCCTAGAGTTTCATAAAATGTATTATGGCTCAATAGTTTCTAAACGAGATGTTGATTCTCAAAGAACAACAACAGGTCTTTACGCTTACTTTCTTCCAGCGCACAAGAATATGGAAGAATTTATTGATAAGTATGGAGTTTGTCATACCGTTGTTCCAGAATGCGGATATTTTTACAATGCGCAAGGAATAAAAAAAACCAAAGGGTCTATTCAGTATTTAGAAGAAATAAGAAAACAAAAAAGAAGGCAATCTGATATTCTTTACAATGAAGAACTTCGAGCTAATCCAATGACTACTGAAGAAGCATTCCGCGACGAAGCAAAAGGCAGTTTATTTAACCTTGAAAAACTTAACGACCAAATTGATCATAATACCAACATAGAAATCGAAAACACATTAGTCCGCGGTAATTTCGAATGGGAAAATGGAATTAAAGACACAACCGTTGTTTGGCGACCAAATCATAAAGGACGATTTTTAATTGCCTGGTTGCCACCAAAAGAACTTCAAAATCGTTGGATTGAAAAAAATAATTTATTTGGCGGACGAAGTAAACACCCATTGAACGAAGATTTAGGCTGTTTCGGTGCTGATACTTATGATATTGACGCAACGGCAGGTGCAAAATTAGAAAATACTGAAAATGGTTCAGAATACGATTCTGGATCTAAAGGGGCAATTAGCGGAGTGACGGGTTTTTCTATGAAAAATGTACCAAGCAACTTCTTCTTTTTAGAATATATTGCTAGGCCACAGACAGCAGAGATGTTCTTCGAGGACGCATTGATGGCGTGTGTCTTCTACGGGATGCCGATACTTATTGAAAGTAATAAAGCGAGAATGTTATACCACTTCAAGAATCGCGGCTATCGTGGATTTTCACTTAGCCGATTTGACAAAGAAACCAATAGACTTTCGCCGACTGAAAAATTACTTGGTGGAATTCCCTCAAATAGTGCCGATGTAATAAACATACATTGGACAGCAATTGAAGCATACGTTAATAAATACGTTGGATATTACGAGCAAGGAGATGATTTGGTTCCGGTAAGAGAAGAAAACGAAATTGGTTCTTGCCCATTCAACAGAATGCTTAGAGATTGGTCGAAATTTAATGTAGGAAAACGTACAGATTATGATATTACCATTGCTTCCGGCTATGCATTGGTTGCAGTTAACAGAAAAAGTTACAAACCGCAACAATCTGAAAGAAGAACTTTAGACTTCAAAATTCGCACGTATTAATTTCAAAATCGTTGTGTAATAGAAAAATATTATCGAAATGCGAATTGCTATAATAAATTATTATCTTTGTTCATAAATATACTGCCTCACAATGAATAACGATAAAAAAGACTTTATATCTGCAACGGTGGCTTTCCCAAGTCAATTATCTCCATTTGAAGAAAAGAAAACACCTGAATGGGGTCTTAGATTAGCACAAAGTATTCAATCCGAATGGTTTTATGGCTATAATATTGCAAATCAGCAAATTAGTAAGTTCTTCACTCAACGCAACCAGCTAATCGAAAGAAGAATGTACGCCAAAGGTCTTCAAGACATGAAGCAGTACATGAAACAATTTCAATCTGAAGGAGACAAATCGTTTTTAAATTTATCGTCAAAGCCAATTTCGATTATTCCTAAATTGGTTGATGTTGTTGTAAATGGAATGTGTGATAGAGGATATTCTGTTAGAGCGACGGCTATTGACCCAGCTTCTACTAATGAGCGAATTGCTTATAGAAAAAGAATTGAAGACGACCAATACGCAAAAGATTTTATTGTTGCTGCTCAACAGAAGTTGGGGGTTGATGTTGGTAATTTGCCAATTGACCAAATTCCAGAGTCTAAATTAGAGTTAGACTTACATATGCAATTAGAGTATAAGCAATCGATAGAAATTTCAGAGGAATTGGCAATTGACCAAGTTTTGAAAGAAAATCGATTTGAAGACACTATTGACCGCCAAATGAAAAACGATTTAACCGTGTGCGGACTTGCGTGGGTTAAAAATAAGTTTTGTCCCGACAGAGGGATTGTGTTGGAGTATGTCAATCCTGAAAACAAAATTCAATCATATACAGACGACCCTTATTTTAGAGATTGTTTTTACCATGGTGAATTTAAAGTTGTCCCAATTAGCGAAGTTTTAATAGAGTTTCAATGGTTAAACAAACCAGAAAATCAAGCTAAAAAAGAACAATTAGCCAGTTCTGCGGTTCAATGGTGGGATTACCATAGAATTTCCCAAGACCAAAGAATAAAAGGCACAACAAACGTGCTTTACTTCACCTACAAAACTACGCGCGATAGAGTAAAAAAAATCATCGATTTAGATTCGGGGTCGAAAGAAGTTGGCGAATTTACAGAAGGTAAAAACAAGAAAAAAGATTTCAGAAAGTACAAAACCGTAACGGTTGCCGAAGAAATACTTTTTGAAGGAGCGCTAGTTTTAGGCACTGATATTTTGCTTAAATGGGAAGTGTCTGAAAATATGTCGCGCCCAAAATCAAATAAGCAAAAAGTAATTGACCAATACATCGGTATTGCTCCAAATAAAGAAAGAGGCTACATTGACTCGCTTGTTGCTAGAATGATTCCGGTTGAAGATAAATTGAACATTTTAGAATTAAAAGCCGAGCAAATTATTCAAAAAATACAGCCTGATGGATTTATTATTGATCCAGACGCAATTGCCGAATTAGATTTTGGAAATGGAAATGTATTAACCGTTCAAAATATGGTAGATATGTTTTGGCAAACGGGTAGTATTTTTGCAAGAAGTTTCGGGGCAAATGGCGACCCGATGTACAGTAAGCCAATTACTGAATTAAGAACGGGAGATTCTCTAAATAAACTTCAAGCATTAAGAGTAGAACGAGCAGGTTATTTAGAATTAATGCGAGATGTTATTGGGCAAAACAAGGCTTCTGACGCATCAACTCCCGATAAAGACTCTTTAGTTGGTGTTCAAAAAATGGCTGCGTTAAATAGCAATGTGGCAACTCGTCATATTTTAGATGGTTCCAAATACGTTACTAAATTAACCGCCGAAGCAGTAAGTTACAGAATAGGCGACTTGCTAAAATATTCAGATTTAAAAGAAGATTTTGCAAGAAAAATTGGCGCGACCGCGGTAATGGATTTAGAGGCAATTAAGCAATTGCATTTATTTGAATTTGGAATATTTATCGATTTGTATTTAGACGTTGAGGAAAAAGCTAAATTAGAAGCGGATTTATCTGTTGAAATAGCCAATGGCACTTTAAGTTTTGCTGACAAATACAAAATATTGTCTATTCCTAATTTCAAATACGCTGTAAATTACGCTTCTATTTTGAGAGATAAGCGAATGAAAGAGATTCAGAAGTCTGAAATGGAAAAAATACAAGCAAATGCCCAAGCAAACGCTCAGTCTGCGCAGGCGGCCGAGGGCGCTCGTCAGCAAACCGCGCAAATTATTGGACAAATAGAAATGCAAAAACAAGAATTGGTCAATCAAGGGCTGATTCAAAAAGAGCAAATAAAAGGCTTAGAAGAAAGACAAACTTTAGAAACTAAATTTTTAGGGGAGTTTCAAATTGCCCAAGTACAAGTTGGCGGGCAAATAAATAAATTAAACCTCCAAGAAGACCGTAAGGACGAAAGAATTGTCAAGCAAGCATCTCAGCAAAGTAAAATGATTGACCAAAGAGCAAAAGACAAAGAGCCAATTGATTTTGAAAACGAAGAGGTTAATGAAAATATTTTTGAATTAAACGAAACTGATTAACAATAAAAAAAACAACCATGGCAAAAGCAAAGAAAAAAGTAGAAGAAAAAACCGAGGATTTGGTAAAAGCAATCCCGACAAGAGTAGAGTTAGTTCAGGCAAAAATTTCTTTTAAAGCAGAAGGGAACAATATTTATTTCTCTGTAAAAGAACTGAAGAAAGAATATCCATTCTTGACAAATCACAATCACGACGAAAAGAAATTTGACGATGATTTTGTTGGAATTATGATTAGCGATTTGCAAATCGAGAAATAACACAACTTCAATTTTTATTAAAAGCCACGTATAACAATGTGGCTTTTTTTGTTTGTATAGAAAAATCATATAGTCTTTTGTTTTACGATAGAAAATATTTATATCTTTGTCGTAATTATAATCTAAATTCAAATCACAATGACAACAGAAGAACAAAATAACGAACCTGATAAAGTTGTAGAGGTAATTACCGGACAACCCGCAGCAGAAGAAGTTATCAAACCGTGGACTACGGTAGACGATACTCCTGAAGTTCATCCTTCTTTTTTAGATCAACCGAAAGTTGAAGAAATTGAGAAAGTTGTAAAAGAAGTAGTAATTCCAGAAAACGTTCCTACAAATATTGACGATGAATCTGTAATTAAATATTTAAAAGAAAAAGGATTTAATACTGAGTCTTTAGAAGATTTAAAGCCTAAAGAAATTGCCAATTTAGATTCTGAAACTGAAAAGTACTTAGAGTACAAAAAAGAAACGGGCAGAGGCTACAATGATTTTTTGGAAACTCAAAAAGACTGGTCGGCCGAGTCAAAAGAAAACATTCTATTGCAAAATCTAAGATTGGAGAACCCAACTCTTACCGACAAGCAAATTGATAGATTGTATGAAAAAGAATATGTTACTTCCGAATTTGCTGATGATGATGAAATCACAGACAAGGAAATCAATATAGAAAGAGATTATCAAAAAGGTCTTAAACTTTTAGAAAGTCAAAAAGAAAAGTATAAATCCATCAAGGGTCTTGATGAATCCATACCAGAAGATTTTGTAAAAGCGAAAGAATTTGCTGATAGTTTTGTAAAACAACAAGAAGAAAACAAGATTGCTTTCGAACAGACGGCTAAAGATTTTCAGTCTAAAACTGACGAGGTTTTCTCTTCAAATTTTGAAGGTTTCAAAGTTAAAGTAGGAGACGAAGAATTCAGCATTAAGCCTGAAAATGTTCAAGAAACGAAAAAAACGCTTTCTGATTTAAGTAATTTTGACAAAAAATTCTTTGACGAATCGGGTAAATTAAAAGACCCACAAGGATATTACAAAGCATTGCATTTTGCTATGAATCCTGACAAAGTTGCCGACCATTTTATTAAAATCGGAATGGCTAAACAACTTGAAATTGAAGAAAAAGAATCCAAAAACATCATTGTTGATGGGGTGAAAAATATTCAAACAGGAAGCCCAGTCAAGCGTTGGAATATCGTAGAAGAATCGTAAGAAGATTTTTCGTTGTTGTTTTAAACCAAAGTAAAAAAATAAAAACAACCAAAAAAATTAAGAAAAAATGGGATTATTAAATGTTCCTGGAGTTTTATTAACTCCTTCGCCTACAAAAGTTCCTACTCCTACTAATTACATTAGTGATAGTGAGTACAACTTGTTAACTCAGTATATTCCTGAGTTAGAAGCTCAAATTGTAGATAGATTTGGCTCGCAAATGATTACTGGTATGCTTGCCGAATTAGGCAAAGAAAGTCCGTTTCAAGCGGATTTGATTAAATGGAATGAAGAAGGTCGTCTTACTCAATTAGCAGAAGGCGTTACTCGCTCAGCCGACGTATTTACGTCAACGGCTCATTCTTTCAGACTCAACGAAACTATTTCTGTTAGAAATGCAGATGGTTCGGTAGTTAAAAAAGGTCAAATTACCGCTGTTACAACTAATGGGTTTACCGCTTTATGTGGTACCGGAACTTGGACAGATGTAGGCACCACAGCCCTTACTGTTTACGCTTATTCTAACGAATATCCTAAAGGCGCTGAGTTTTTAGGTGGCGGTTTAAATAGTAAAGTTGAGCAATTCACTCAAAATCCGGTAATTATTAGAGAGTATTTGAAAGAAACTCGTTCTAACTTAGCATTGCGTACATGGGTCGACACTGGAGAGGGGTATTTGTGGTACTTCAAAAACTTAGGCGATACCAAAAAACGTTTCAGCAATGCTATTGAAAACGGTCTTATCTTGGGGGAAAATTGGGATGGCGATTTATTGGCATCTGGAGTTATCGGTACTCAAGGTTTATTCTCTTGCGCTGACGAAGGTAATATCTTTGAAGGACCAGCAGTTGACTTGGATGATTTTGATTCGATCATTGACAGATTCAATGCTCAAGGTATGATTTCAGAAAACTATATCTACGGGACTTCTGCTCAAAACCGTTTAATTGACCGTATGATTAAAGCGGAAAACGTTACAGGTTCTGCTTGGGGTGCTTTCGATAACAAAGAACAAGGTATCAAATTAGGATTTAAAGATTTCAATTACGGAAACTACAATTTCTACAAATCTAATTGGAGATTCTTAGACAGTCCTACTGGTGAAGGTTCTGCTGTTGGAGCAACTAAAACTCACGCAATTTTTATTCCTTCGGCTTCTAAAAAGATTTACGATGTAATGGAAGGAAAATCTGCTACCGTGCCAATGCTTCACGTTAAATACAGAGCGTCTTCTGTTGTTAATCGTAAGTATGAAATGGCGATGAGAGATTGGGCAACTGGAACGAACAAAGCCGATGTTAAAGAAACCGAATTCTTAACAGAGCGCGCACTTGTCGTTACGGGGCGTAACAACCTATTGATTTGTAAGGGGTAACCTACAATAAATAAAAGCAAAAAGGCTTGTGTAACAGCAAGCCTTTTTTTTAAATTAAATCTTAAATTAAATCAAAATGGAAAACCAAGTTGCAAAACCGCATCATCTATCTAAAGAAGGTAGAGAGCTAAGAGCCAAAGAAGAAGAGGCTAAAAAACTATCAGAAGAAAACTCCGAAACAGTAAATCAAGAACAAGCAAGTGAAATTGAAGTTGTTGATGAAGTTGTAGAAAAACCCGCTGAGGTTGTTCAAGAAAAAGAGCTAAGTATTCCTTTATCTCAAGTAAGTGATTTAGTTGCTCAAGAAGTAGCTAAAGCAATGGCAAATTTACCAATTCAACAACCAATTGTTGAGCAAAAAGCAGCAGTAAAAGAAACCTACAAACCATTATCTACTAGAGAAGAAAACTTTGACGAAATTCCTGGGCTTGAAGATTTTGAAGTAAAAGATAGGCTGTATGTTTTGTGCAACAATCAAAAGCCACCATCAAGGGGAATCAGAAACAGAAGTAAAGCACCGTTGAGTCCTTTGACTTATTTGAATCCAACAACTAGACAAACTTCGGCGTTACGTTACTCAGTAAATCAAGTTTCTTTTTTCATGGAAAAACAAAAAGGAGATGTTGTTGTTACGCCAATCGAGTTTAAAAGCGGAATGTTGAAAACCAACAAAAACGAAATTCCATTACAAAAGTTCTTGGCAATTCACCCAGACAACAAAGCCAATGGCGGTTCTATTTTCGAAGAGTATGATCCTGCCAAAGAAGCGAGTCTTGAAATTGACAAAGAAGACAAATTGTATGAAGCGCAAAGTTTAGTTCGTTCAATTAGCCCAATAAAACAAGATGCAGTTGCTAGACTTATGTGTTCTGATTATAAAGAAGAATGGGTTCCTGCTGAATTGAAACGTTCTTTGTATAGTGCTGTTGCTAAAAGTCCTGATAAATTCTTGAATC